ATTTTCTAGCAGTTGTATATGCACCAAGTCCAGACCAAAAGTTAATATGCACACCGCCAACAGTTCCTTCACTACTTGTAGCCATTTTTACTGCTGCACAGTTGTCTACTAACTCTAAAGGATCAGCGTTAATACAATAAGCGTAAAAACCTTTCCAACCAGATATTGTTTTAAGATGTTCAATAGCATCAATTCTTTCTTGCAGAGGTAAATAAGAGTTATTTGCCATGATCTCATCTTCTTTAATAAAATCTGCTCCGCCATACATCATATCTTTAACTAAAGATAACAACTGTTCTTTATTAAGACCAGACTTAGGCTTAACAATAGCGCCAAATAATGGTCTATTTTCTGCATTTAATCTTTTTTTCCATCCGCTCATACCTAAAAGTGGTTCAATTGTTTTAATTGGTATGTCTATGTCTATTACTCTACATCTATCAACACCTAAAATATCAGTATGACCACCCATAATGATGCACATCAATTGATTAATATTTGGCCAATCAAATGCACCTAAAGGGAATTCTATAACAACGATATTTTTATCTATGCTTTTAACTTGCGCTATATAATCTTTTACATTTGTTGCGTTTTCTATTTCAGATCTAATATTTGGATTTCCTATACTTTGCCCAATAGCAATTTCATGTGCTATTTTTGCAATATCTGGACCATCTACTTCATAAGTAACTGTATATTTTTTCATATTCTTATCTCAAATTGTGTTTCACCATGTCTAAACATGCTATTAGTTAAGTTATTGGTATTTATAAATTCGTTAACTGCTTTTGTTACACCTGGTTTATTCCATTTATTATTAGGCCAACCATAATCATCACCTAATATAAGACCGCCTGCTTTTACTGCTTTTAATGCATTTTCTAAATCACTTAAGCATCCTTCGTATGAATGATCGCCATCAATATAGATCCAGTCTAACTCAACGTCACTATATTTTTTAAACCATTCGCCAGACAACATACGGCAGATTTCAACTTCTTTGTATGTTCTAAATCTTGAATTAATTTCTGCATAAACTTTATCATAATATTTTTGAAAACCTACTTCTGCAAATTCTCCAGTAATTGGTTGATATTTTGCAAGATATTCTTGATACGTCATTTCTGAGTTTTCTTTATATGGTTCAACAGAATACGGATCAACCATGTATAGTTTTTTTAAACCTTTTTTTAAAAATTGTGTTGATGTATTACCAAACCAAACACCAATTTCTGCACCAACAGTATTAGGTTTTATTACGTGCATTAAATTGCGAGAGTCTTTATTTGTGTGAGTTGCCATCATGATAATTATACCTTAAAATATTTACTTCCATTATTAATTGCTCTTACTAAATGATGAGACCTATATGAGCCCGGTCTGTCATATATATGTATGTCTTCATAATTCATATATAGTTGAGCAACATGCATCATACCAGAATCACTACCAACATGGAACTTTGCGTTTGCCATTGCTAATCCAATATGTGGTATTGAACTTTTTAATAGTCCCTTACCTTCGCCACCTACATATAATGCTGGACATCCATACTTATCGTGTATTTCTTTTCTCATTGCTTCTGGTATTGTTCTTTGTGAATCAGTAGAATCCCACTGTACAGTAATAAATTCATCTGGCAGCCAACCATTATCAACAATAGGTTTTAACTTAGGTGACTCCTTTATATATTGTGACATTTCAATACCAACACGAGTCTCATTAGGATGCATATGAATTGTATCTGCATAATGATAAATGTATGCATCAATACCTTTTGCTTTTAGATATTTAATCCAATCAACTTCTGGTAAATTTTCAACAGGATGTGGTTCTAAATAAACTGCACCAGCTGGAAATAGACTCATAAGCTCTATCCATGATTTTTTCTTTTTGGCAGAAGGCACACCACCAGCAATACTCCATTTATCATCTGTAATGTGAATTGTTACAGGAGTATTGTGTGCTTTTCCATATTGATATGCCAACAGTAAACTGTGAGATCTGTCGCCTAATCCAGGAGTGGTATAAGGTCTATCACCGCTTCTTATGCTTTTAGATCTTAAGGCTATATGTTTCAATGACTTTTCTTCTCTGTAAAATTGCTTCCAAAGAACGTATCAATACGTTTTTTAGTTTCATGTCTTAAATCATTTATTTGAGTAATAAGAAATGCAGTATCAGATTCTTCTTTACTAAATCTTTCTACGCCTTTTCTTTTAAGATCTTCTAAATCCCACAATTGTTCATTAATTGATGTCATAATGCTTAGATAATAATCAAATCCCGGATATTCTAAATCAAGACTTTCGTATTGACTCATCTCTTTTGAAACATCTAATTCGTTATTTTCCTTTATTAATAATATTGAATATCTATCTATATATTCAGCCATACTTATTTCAATTTGTATTTTCACTGCACGATCTCCATTAATTCATTTACGTTTTCACCACCGTTTGGTAATTTGTCTTTAAGAAAGAAATGTACAAAATAAGCTTCTTTTATTTTTTCATTTGGTATTGCTGTATACAATGCATTCCATTTCCAACTTAATTCTTTTTGTACCATATTTTCTTTTTTTACCCAATAGTTTAAAAGAGTTTGGTCTGTACTCCATTTCCATGCACCTAAGCCATCAACAAATCTTTTAAACTCGCTTCTTTCTATAAATTGTTTTCCTGTTTGTCCTTTTAAATATTTTACAATATTTCTATCTAATACCATTAAACCCATATTATAAAAATGACCACCAGAGTTATTCCATTTCCAATCAACATCATTTAAACTACTATATTGCATTCTAGTATAACCAGTTAATTTTTGTTGATACCAAGGTAAAATTGGTGCTGACCTTTCGACCATTCCAGCAAAATCAGTTTCAGGTTTTAGTTCATCAAATATATTAGGAGAACCTGGTCTTATCCATATATCAGCATCTATAATCGCTATTTGATCGTACTTATCCCAATAATCAAATGCATTTTCTTTTTCATATATTGGTAAAAATCCACCATATTTTTCATATGACTCTTTACTACGATTTGTGGCAAATACGTCTGGTTTAATCATCATTTTTGGAATTGTTTGAACTATATAGTCAACGCGATTTTGAGGTTTTTCTTTAGTATTAAGTTCATTGCAATAGGCTTTAACCGAGGCTGTACAGTGATCATATAGCCTCGATTTTTTACCAGTATAAACTTGATATATCAATCTTTTCATAACAAAATCCTCTTATTTTACTTTTTAGTCGGTTTACTTGCCTTACCTTTTAATGCATCAGCGCCAAAGAATGCTGAAACTAAAACAGCAATAGATGCAAAATATGTTGGTGCAATATCGGCAATTAATCCTGCAGCCTCAGATAATCCAAGTAATGAAGTCAGAAATATTGCAATTGGATATAATAATAATCCAAATAAAGCAAACCATGCCATTTTTCTAATAGCATCTCTTTGTGCGTCTGCGTCTTCCATTTCTTTTCTTTTAAACTCCAAATACATTGCCTGCTCTTCGTCAGTTACAATGCCATCACCATTAGTATCTGCGGGATGAAAGCCCGGTTGTTTCATTTCTTCTTCGGCCATCGTAGAACTCCTTTATTACCTTCGCTATTGTTAATGCATCATTAAATCCATTACGAAGTGAATTTGACCTGTGGCCATTTTCAATAAACCATTCTATTGTATTTATATCCGAACCAGATACTTTCATATTATAGCTTTTAGTGAGTTCTTCAAACTCAAATCTTAGTTGAACAATCATTGTTAAACCTATTGGCATATTAGTGTCCAAACATCTTTCGTTTTCTATATTCATCAATCGTATCCTCTAATAGTTTAGTCCAGTTATCTCTATGTTCTACGAACACACACGGTTTTTCATGATCAACATCCATTATAATTACTATATTGGGTATTTTCATTCCCGTTCTTTCTTCGTACATGATAGCATATGCTGCACCTTGCGCGAAATAGTTTGTGATTCTTTCTTTCTTCTTAATATATTTAGAAGTTTTAAAATCAATTATTGAGGGTACGCCATTAAACTGTGCGATGCAATCGCATCTTCCAGCTAATTGTAAATGATGACTAAATAAAGGCACCTCGAGACCGAATATCGTTCCAATACTTTCATCAAGTATAGGTTTGAGATTTGCAAGGCTTTGTCTGATGTGCGGTAATTCTTTTGATGTATCTTCATTATTTAAATACTTTTCTAATATGCTATGAACCTTTGTCCCGCGTCTAGATGCTTTGCCACTAATCATATCAGCTTGTTCTACACCTACGCGTTCACGCCAAGCTCTTATAGCATCTTCACTGAGTATGCTTAGAACTGTTGTGATACTAGGATAAGACTTACCATCAGGAGTATTATAAGTTCTGCCTGATTTTGTAGTTGTAGCGTCCAAGTCTTGATAACCGATATCAATCGTGTCATGGCTAAATATTTTTCTTTTCAATTGTTGGTGCATTATAATTAAATATTTCCTTTATTGCTTCTTGGTTAACGCAAAATATAGCTTCAGGCTTATGTTTAAAGTTATATTCATTAGCTGCAGCTCTATATATATTCATGTTATTTGCTTGTACGTAATTCCAACATTGCATATACTCATCAAAATTAGGTTTAGCAAATACATATAGTGGTCTATCAAGCTGAGTAGCTGATGCCATTACAAATGTTACTACTATAAAAAATGTATTCATTAATTATTCCTATGTCTTTATTGTGTTACCTCTACCAGAATTTTCTTTAATTCTAGCGAGATTATCTTTCCAGCCATTGTCAGTCTTTGACAATAAACTTCCTTGACCAGAAACAATATTTGGAAACGTAAGAACTTTAATACAATTATTTTCTTTAAGATAAGCCTGTAATTCATCTGACTTAATATCTATTTCGTATTCATCACCCTCTTCTAGAGGTTTTACTGTATACTTAGGCACCTTGATATCCTTTCCACCAATCAGGCGCTGGTCGACCCCAATCCCATTTAGCAAATTCTTTAGCTGTGTGATAGTAATTTCTGTATGCTTGAACAGCATTGCCAGGAACTATACAATCTGGGTATTGAGACATTGCTTGCGCAAATTCTGTAAGACCAACATCCGGTATATTTATAGGGGGTTTAACAAGAACTTCACCAAGCTTTTCGAAAGTTGCATGTTTTTTCTTTCTACGAAATTCAAACTCGGTGGCTAGACCTACAAAGTGCGTGTAATGCCAATTGTAGTTTTGTAGACTTTCCATAGTCCATACTGTGCACGGATGATACTTATGCACTGCTGCATAATATATATCATCACGTTGATCACCAAATGTATAATACTGTTGCATAGTTTTGCCAGACTTTGACCTACGTCTTTCAGGTGTACCGTCAAGTAACCTGTGAGATGTACATAGCATTTGTGCTGCTTCGATAATCATTTTAGGTATGTGTTTGTCACACATCATAGTTGCAGCTGTTGTTGGGTCGTTGTCTAACACAAAAATATTCATACTTTCACCTTCTTAAATAATATATTAATTATACCATGTTTTTTGCAGTTTGTACACAGTTGTTTTTTGAATTGATTTAAAATTTTAATCTGTAAGTAATTTTGGAAAAGCTTCATCTACAACTGGTCTAGAAATTCCAGGGATTTTCTTTTTATTAATCATATTAATAACAAGCTTAGCGTCTTCTGGATGAATACCTTCAAGTATTCCTATGAATATTTGCTCTCTTTTAAATTTTGGCAACGCGTCGCCTTGGCCACCTTTAACAAAATATTTAAAATCTCCATTTCGTCTTGTTAAATTAGTTGGATGACTATGCGCTGCTGCAGCAGTATAAGGTGGTTCGCCTTCAGGCAAATTCCATACAATTTTAGTATCCATCGATCCTCTTATGATATCTTTCAAAGCCCATGTATCGTTTTCTTTTAAAACACGAACTTTATCATCACGACTTCTTTGCTTAGCCATTTCTTCTAAGACTTCAAAAACATATTGTTTCATTAAATAAACTCCTGTACACTTTCAATCAAATTATTACAACGCTTGGCAATTAAGTAAGGTAATACTTTACTTTTGTTAGACCAAGGATCTTGTTTTTCATATGTATTTATAATTTCATTTTTTAGCTCTTGTGGCGTTTCGCTAAGGGCAATTAATCTTTCATTTCTTAAATAGTTACGATACCAAGAAGCAGCATATAGTAATTCACCTTGCTCTAGATCTTCTATGATACCATCTACTTTCTTTTGAGACATAGGCGTTTGTCTGAAACCTTCTACAAATGTATCGTCATTAGATAAAATGTTTGGTACACCATCGCTTTTATCACCACGTATAATATGATTAAATAAATAATATCTAGCATTATCTTCTTTAAGTTCTTTCTTAAGAAGAGGCGAGAACTGCTTTACATTAGGAAATCTTTGTAATTGTAAGAAATCTCTATCTGAAGAAACAATCATAATTTTTTCTACATTAAATTGTACCGTAGATTTATCAGCAACAATAGTACCAATAACATCATCGGCTTCACATTTATCAACTCTGATAACTTTATATGGAAAGTTTTCTGCAATTTCTTCTCTTACTAGATTAAGTAAACGAAATGCTTCATTCCAATCAAATGTAGATTCTTTTCTGTTTTTCTTACGACTGGCTTTGTATTGCGGAAACACTGATCTACGCCAGTTATTTGCAGCATCTACAGCAAGAACCATTTCACCATATTCATTTTTGTATCTTTTATGATACATTCGTAGCGAATTTAGTATCATATGACGAATCATATCTTCGTCATTAGTTTTATTAATAATAATACTAGCTAGTGCAATACCACTGTAATCAACAATAATCATTATCCAATTCTCCTTTGATTATAATAATCGTACGTACGTTTATAAACATACACATCCCATAGTGTAGCATTCTTAATACCACCTACACAATCACCAAAGTAAGTAAAACCATTGGTTGGTTTCCTACCTTTTTTCTCTACTCTAAATTTCATATTAGGCGAATTACAAGCTTTAACGATTTGTTTAACCATTGCAAATTCAGCCATATCTCTTGGATCTTTAGGATCGAACCTACCAATCCATGATGTTGATCTTTTGTGCTTTCCAATGTGTATTCCCATTTTAGTATTCTCCGCTTTTTTCATTTTATAGTATTATTATACACCATTTTTAAGTAAATGTACACCTTTTTTTTCACTTATTTTAAAGTTTGTTATGAACATGTTAAATAAATCTTATGTTTTAGATAAGAAGTGTTTAAAAGCCGTAATGGATGTTGGAGTGGCAGAAATAGTAATATTTGGATTTCCCCCAGCAGGTCCTATTGGTATGGATGAGATTAGAGTAAGTTGAAAATCGTTTAAAACAGTTAAGAAATCTGTGATAGAAATATCGTGTGGTATGTCAAAGTTATAGTTTATTTTGGTGATTGATTGAGTCATATAAAGTCCTTTTTTCATTTTATAAGTATATTATACCATACTTTTCTCTAAAAGTAAAGGAAAACAAACATAACATGTTAACTACTATCACCTTTATTTTCTTCTTGCTTTAATTTCCAAAGCATCCAATCATAATATCTTTCCGGTTCTTTTTCGTCATCCATTTCAATGTGATCACCAGTTCCAGTCATATCTTGTGTATACTTATTACCCATTGTTAAATCCTTCTTTATAAAAATATTAATTCTTTTCCATGATTTTGTATTGCATTAAGAATAATAGCTAGGCATGTTAATATATGCAATAGTACCCAAAACGTTCTAAGGGTATTATGAATATGATCATCTTTTTTATTATTGTCATAAGCTTTACTTCCCATTGCTTTGCACCACACATGCCATAGTTTTTTCATTTTATAAATTCTTCCATTGAAAATATTTTTGATATCGCTTGTGCACATGCCATAGCAACTTCACTACATTCTTTTTGAGTACCATTAGAAGATCTTAATTCAATAAAATGAATCCAACTTCTTATAGTACCATTCATATATAATCTAGATGTAGTTAATCCTTCTGGTAAAACTGCTCTAGCAACTTCTTTTGCAATTCCTTTTTTGATGGCTGTATTGTAAACTTGCCTACACATCCAGATAACTCTTTGCTGTTCTCTTTCCCAATCGAGTTGGAAAGCTTCGTCATCAACTTCGATACTACTTTGTCTATTCTTATTATCTTGCATTCTCGCTTCTCGTGTGACAAATTCTAACTCCTTTACTGGATTTGCATATCTTTGACTAAACTCTTGGAAACTAAAACTGCGGTGTCTTAATATCTGCCTTGCTATATCTCTAGTTGTATTGATTTCAATACAAGCACTCGCCATTTCAAACGGTGACCAATGCTGATGTTTAATCAAATATTTTAAAAGTTTTTCATTTGTTGCTGTGTTTTCTTGACCAGATGGATTAGAAACTCTAGCACAATATGCTATAAGATCTTGACAAGATTTTATATTCCATTCATCTTGATACGCTTCAAACTCAGATGGTTTACTATATG